CGCGCCAGATGCTGGCAGTGCATGTGTCGGATGTGCACGCCGAGCTTTCGGAGAGGCTTGAGGCTATCGACGAGGCATTCAAGCTGGCGTTCCGCCACGGGATCGAGCGTGGACTGCTCAGCGAGGCATCGGCGCTCGAGATCTGGGACGTGGCTCGCAACAAGATTGGAGGGATCGCATGACGGCAGAAGAGCTCAGAAGACTTCCGGAAGGTGCCGACCTGTCCTACATCCAGCCAGACCTTCGGGTGCTGGCGGTTCCGATTGCGGCGCTGAAGCCGAACCCGACTAATCCCCGGCTACACCCGGATGCGAATAGGAAGGCGGTGCAGGGATCGCTCCGGAAGTATCTCCAAACCAAATCCGTAGTCGCAAACATGGCGTCGGGCATGCAGATCGTAGCCGGGCATTGCCTCTACGGCGAGATGCTATCGATGGGCGCAGAATATATAGCCTGCACCATTGTGAATTACGACCCCGTAACCGAGCTTGGCTACCTGCTTGCGGACAACCGCACCGGGGATTTGTCGGAGGACGACCCGGAGAAGCTCGCGCCAGCCCTTCGTGCGCTACTGGACGCCGGGGAGGACGTGGAGGAGATCGGCTGGGACGAGGCCTCGGTGCGTGCGCTGCTGGAGGGTGCGGAGGAAGCTGGAGAGGATTCAGGCGGCGGGAACATTGACCGCCCACCTGATAGCGAATGGGCTGGAGCGCTCGGGGATTTGCCGACCGGCGAAAAGTCCCCATTCCAGCAGATGACGTTTACGCTGCATAACGAGCAAGCTGAAGCGGTGAGGGCTGCAATGGAGCTTGCTGCAAGCATGGGCGAGTATGGCGACTTGAACGCCAACAGCAACGGCAATGCACTCGCTCGCGTGTGCGAGAAATTCATGGAGGCATTCGATGGGCGCTAAGGATATCGTGCTGAAGCCCATTTCGGCGCAAGAGGGTAATGCCGTTGTGAAGGCGCACCACTACTCTGGCAAGGTGGTCACGAATTCACAGATCCACATCGGCGTGTACTACAACGGCAAGCTTGAGGGTGCGATGCAGTTTGGGCCAAGCCTCGACAAGCGGAAGATCCAGCCGCTCGTAAAGGATACCGGCTGGAACGAGTTCATTGAGCTGAACCGAATGGCGTTTAGCGATGCCTTGCCTCGCAATAGCGAAAGCCGAGCCCTTGCCATCGCAATGAAGCTCCTTCGGAAGCATGCGCCGCACTTGAAGTGGGTGGTCAGCTTTGCAGACGGCACGCAGTGTGGGGATGGCACAATCTACCGGGCAAGCGGGTTTTTGTTGACGGGGCTAAAACGGAATACAACCGTGTGGCTTGGTCCTGAAATGGCACGGTCAGATCTCCCAAAATATTTACGGGATGCATATGATGCATATATTCGTCGACATGGCCGGGTATTCCATCAGATGACTTTGCAGGGTGGTGAACGGCACAGCCAAGAACAGACACAACTGCGAGAGGCATATTTTAGACATACTGGCGGGTCTGCGAGTCGATCAACATTCGATGATCTTGGGTGCCAACAAATACCCGGCTATCAATTCCGGTACGTCTACTTTTTACAGCCTGAGTGCCGTGCGCTTTTGACTTGCCCGGTCATCCCGTTTGATGATATACCCGATGAATGCCGCATGTACAAAGGTGTGCGTCTGAAGGATTCCAGCGAACCAACCGGCGACCAGCCGGGAGAGGGCGGGGCAGCACCGACCCGGACGCTCCATACTAAGCCGCAGGTGCGGCAATGAAGAACCCGCCAAAGCCGACCCCTGACCAGCTGAAATGGATTGCTCCAGGCCTGCACGCGCTGGCAATCCCCATTGAGCGATTCCTACAGCATCCAGCCAACCCCCGGCTTCACCCCGACGCAAACCTAAAGGCGATCCGGGGATCCCTCGGGAGATACCTCCAGCGCAAGAACGTTGTCGCCAACGATACACCAGAAGGCTACCGGCTTGAAGCTGGGCATGGCGTTTACAAATCCATGCTTGCGCTTGGGAGTCAGTGGATTGCAGCGGTAATTGTGAATGACGACGCCATTTCTGAGCTTGGGTTTATGCTGGCCGATAACCGAACAGGCGATCTGTCAGAAGACGATCAAGAAAAGCTAGCACCTGTACTCAGGCAATTGATCGAGGCTGGCGAAGATGTAGAGGAGATCGGGTGGGATGACGAGGCGGTGCAGGCATTGCTTGCGGATGAGGAGCAGCAATCCGGCGACAAGACGGGCATTAGCGATAACGAAGCTGAAGCCCCCGTCGACCGCGCTGCCGAGCTCCAGATCCAGTGGGGAACCGCGCAGGGGCAGATCTGGGAAATCCCATCGAAGACGGTGCCGGGTAAGTGTCACCGGGTGGTGTGCGGGGATTGCAGGGTTCTGGCAGACGTTCAGACGCTTCTGGAAGGACAGAAGGTCAACGTCGCATTCACCAGCCCGCCGTATGCCTCGCAGCGGAAGTATGACGAGGAAAGCGGATTCAAGCCGATCAAGCCCGACGCATATGTCGAGTGGTTTGAAGCCGTGCAAGCGAACGTGAGAAGCGTTCTGGCTGCGGACGGCTCATGGTTCGTGAACATTAAGGAGCACTGCGAGGAGGGACAGCGGCATCTCTACGTGAAAGACCTGACGATTGCGCATGTTCGGCAATGGGGGTGGCGGTTTGTTGATGAATTCTGCTGGAGAAACACGAGGGATGGTGTTCCTGGTGGGTGGGCGAATAGATTCAAAAACGCTTGGGAGCCAGTGTTTCACTTTGCAACAACGCCGGCAATCAAGTTCAGGCCAACAGCCAACGGAGCGCAAAGCGATGGCGTGTTTGGCTACTCGCGAGAGCATGTTAAGACAGCGACAGGCAGCGGGTTTATTGCTGGCAAGGAGACACATGAGGGGATAGCGCGCCCGTCCAATGTGATCGAACTTGCACCCTCAATGCTGGCAGAGCACTCCGCAGCGTTCCCAATTGGTCTTCCCATGTTCTTTATCAAAGCATACTCGGACCCCGGCGATCTCATCTTCGATCCCTTCCTCGGTTCTGGCACGACTCTGATCGCAGCAGAGCGTGAAGGCAGGATCGGATACGGAATGGAGTTGAGCCCTAAGTATGTCGCCGTCATCCTCGAGCGTGCCAAGAAAGCTGGTCTGGAGCCTCGCCGTGTTTGACCCCGCCCCACTGCGCATCACCGTGCCCGAGGAGCACGGGCTGCTGTCGTGGACGCTGCGTCAGCTACTGCCCGACCCGGAGCCGACGCCGGACCCGGACCCATTTGATGCCGACCTCTGGGGCTACGTGCGCTGGGCTTGGCCGGTAATGCGCCCCGGCATCCAGATCACCGATCCCGCCTATTTGGAGGCCATCTGCCTTCACCTCCAGCAGATCACCGACCCCGCATCCGTGGGGCTCAAGCCTGAGCAGGGCAACCGCCACCTGCTGCTCGGCATCGAACCCCGCTCGGGTAAGTCCGACCTGCTAGCACTCTGGGCAAGCTGGGAATGGGGGCCGAAGCGGATGCCGTGGCTGCGGCATCTGGTAGCCATCCACCGCACCGACGCGCTGGAGGAGTGCCACGAAGCCCTGATCCGGCTGGTGCTCAGTGCCGAGTATCAGGAGCGCTGGGGCGCGCACGTCCAGAAGGGGCGGCTGTGGAGCTGGGATCGGCTCAACCTGGGGGCTGGAGGTGGCCGCCAACTGGTCAGCCGCCGGATGATAATCCAAGGACTGCCAGCCCACCGGCTGATCTGCGATGACCTCATCGGCGATCTGGAGGTGGACCAGTCCGACGCCAGAAACAAGACGATGCGGTTTTTTAACGGTTCCTTCCGCTCGCGTGGGCTGGAAAAGCTGGCCACGCCCACCGTCGTCACCCATCAGGGACTGCACGTTGACGACCCGATCCGGCGGCTGGAGCGGGAGGAGGGGCTGAAGAGCCACACAGACCAGCAGACCGGCTACGCGGGCACGTGGGATCGGCTGCTGTTCCAAACGGAATACACTGGCCCCGTGAGCGACACCGCGTTAACCCGAGCGGGGATCTGGCGAGACCAGCGGGAGCGGGGGCAGTACCTCCGTGCAAGCTGGACCGAGGAGATGGTCGCCCGCGCCAAGCGCCGTCCCGAAGTGTGGTGGCCCCAGCACCAGCAGGCCCCCAGAAGCGGGCAGGACGCCATCTGGAAGCGCTGGTGGTGGAAGTTCTGGCACTACCCCGGCCAGCCCCGGCATCCCGTGCTGGTGCGCCTCCCAGACGGCACTGAGAGGGAGATCGCGTGCGAGCCCCTGCCGACCCGGCTGGACCGGCAGATCCAGAGCTGGGATCTTGCCTTCAAAGCCACGGCCACCTCGAGCCAAGTGGCTGGCGGCGTCTGGGGCCAGCAGGGCGCACGGATGTACTGGTTACACGCCCGCCAGGCCCGGCTGGATATCCTGGGCTCTGTGGCCGCCATTCTCGAGATGTCGAAGACCTGGCCGGAGACCACGGCGAAGCTCGTTGAGGACAAAGCGAACGGCCCCGCCGTGGAGGCCCTGTTGCGGACCCGTGTTCCGGGCCTGACAATGATCCTGCCCCAGGGGAGCAAGGCACAGCGAGCTGGCGCAGCGGCTGACCTGCTCGAGGCTGGCAACGTCTACCTGCCGCACCCCTCGCTGGCCCCCTGGGTGGAGGACTTCCTTGACTGGTGCGACCAGTGGACCGGGAGCAGCGACGCGGGGACGGACCTGCTTGACACCGCTTCGCAGGCGCTCCTGTGGATGGCCAAGCACTCGGCTCTGCAGGGAGACAAGTTCGAGCTGACCGACGTGGACGGGTGGCACGCCAAGCCGAAGACGAGCCGGTGGTGATTTTTTGAGAATTCTTAAAATCTCTATTGACGCCAGCCGTGAATGAGATTATAGTATTCTCATAAGCAGCGGCGAACACCACGAAGGAGACGACGATGAACGCGAAAGCACAGTGCGAAGCGGCGAAGAAGATTGAAGCGGCTGGTTTTCGGACTTGGGAAGGCAGCCATAGCTATAAATACAAGAGATGGTCGAATCTGGTCGGTGCCGAGTTGGATGAGGTTGGCAACAACGTTTCCGTCCGGGTGTACTCTGATAGCGGCTACGCGATTGTGACGAAGGAAGGTTTTCTCCGCAAGGAGACGATGAACGCCGAAGACTTCGCCCTCCTGCTCGAGAAAAGCGGTGTGGCGAAGGAGAAGAAGATGAGCAAGGCGCAGCGGGTGAAGCTGTGGAATAAGATGTATAATCAGCACCCAGCGATGCAGGAGCTTCGCGAGATGGCTGCCAAGCTCGGGCTGACAGAAGAGCAGAACGCGAAGATCGGCTGGGAAGATTCCTTTATGTTCGCATACTCCAAAATTTGCCACTTTGGCAATGTCAAGTGGGACGCCAAAACCGCCCAGAGATTCCAAGCTGTCGATATAGAGCTTCTTACACAGTGGCGCGCAGCCATAGCGCCATAAGGGAGATCGATGAACCCAGAAAACTCACGCCGGGGTGGCCCCCGCCCCGGATTCGGAGGCAAGCAGCCGGGTGCCGGTCGCCCCGCTCAGCCTGTCACAGACCGCCCGGTAGCGGTAATGCTGGACCCCGAGACGGCGCGGAAGCTCGACGCCCTCCGGGGGGATGCGAGCCGAAGCGCATACATCCGGCGCATACTTGCGCTGGGCTACTCGTGCAAGCTCGACGACGAGAATGGACTGTAACTGCCCTCGGAGCAGAAGGAGACGACAATGAAAGCGCAAGATCTGTACGCGATGACCCCTGAGTATACAATCCTTTCTTCTCACATGTTGAAATGGCATGTGCCCGAAATAAACTTTTATAGGGCAGATCCAAATGGTGACCGAAACACCCGTGTCAGCATCCGGGTCATTCGTGAGGTCAACTTTGACCACCGGCGCTTCTGGCGCCTTGCCACGGTCTGGCTGGACGACCAGCCGGTCATGGTTATTCAGAACGCCGGGAGGGAGGGGGACGATCATTATGACCGGTTCGTGACAAACGGGGCGGCGTATGTGCGGATGGTCGAGTACCTCCGGACGCTCGAAATTCCAGAGGACGTTGACATCCCGAGGCTGGTGGATCCTGCTCAGGATCTGCCAGCGCTTACCGGCTTTTACGGCTATCGACTTTGAGAGGGTGCGGCAATGAAACACGGCGGGACGCTGGCAAGATTCCTACATGCGGACGGGCGGAAGCGGGCGTTTGAGCTGAAGCGCTACGCACCCGCTCGCGATGGCGCCCAGCGGATCGGCATATCCTGGGAAGGCGAGCAGCCCGCCTACGGGGATGGCACCCCGCCCGATGTGCAGGTGATCCCCAAGGGCGATCAAGCCCTCGCTGAAGCCTACGCCGAATTCATCGGGGCATGCCCGATGCGGCTGGCGAACGCGCTGGAGGACTTGAATGATGCTCGGCGCGAGCTTGCCCGATTCAATGGTGAGGCTTGGCGCGGGCGGGCTATCGCAGTGGAGGATACCGGGCACCGTGGCGGCATTTGGCTCTACTCGGAGGAGATCGCGACGTTGCCCGAGGGCAAGTGGAGCGCCCACTTCGGGATCTGGTTCGCATCGTGGGAAGCTCTAGCGGACATTCTTGCGCTTTCCCCGTGCGGCGTTGGAGTAGCAGCGGGCGGCACGCCGTTCGTGCGGCTGGCGCCATACCGGAAACCGAAAGGAGGCGACAGTGAATCCATATGAGGTACCTCTGCCCGCTGTCGTCGGCACATCCGGCGGTCGCACGTCGGGATATCTGGCGTGGCACGTCTGGCATGCCACGAAGCAATCTCCCGAAGTGCTCTACCTCTTCCAGAACACCGGCTTCGAGCACCCCGCCACGCTCCGCTTTCTTGCCAACATGCGTGATGTATGGGGCTTGCCAATCCGTGCGCTGGAGTACGACCACCCGTGCGACGGGTCAGGACCGGAAAGCGGGATGGTCGTTCGGGAAGTCAAGTTGGAAGACTGCTCGCTTGATGGGCGACCATTCCGGACGTTGATGCGGGCGATCTCCGTACATCGCCAGCACAAGGGCATCCGATGTCATACATGTCACGGCACTGGCACGATTGATGGCGATATGTTCTCTGTACGCTGTGGTGACTGCGGCGGGGGGGGCGAGCCTGGATTATTTGTCATCTTTCCAAACCCTGTAATGCGGCACTGTACGGGTTTTTTAAAGGACAAGGTCCAGTGCCATTTTCTCGGAGCAGCCAATGATGAGATCGTTCGCGTCCCTGGGCTCCGCGCAGACGAGATGCGGCGGGTGGTCAAGGCTCGAGCCCGAGGGGATGTATGCCCCCTGGCGTCGGCAGGTGTGACCAAGCCGATGATTCTGGAGTGGTGGAAGTCGCAGCCCTTTGACCTTGAGATTCCCGACCTGCTCGGGAATTGTGGAGGGTGTTTTCTGAAGAGTACGGGCAAGCTCCTCTGGATCGCCCACTATTACCCGGATACCCTCGAGCCGATGGCGCAGCTCGAGGAGGAATACGGGGATCACTTCCGCCGGGATCGCCCATCGTATCGACGCCTGCTGGCTATGGGGCGAGATATGAGCGATGCCCGAGCGGATGCGCTGGTGGCACCCTCGGCACAGCAGGCGCTGCCGATGGGTTTGGCATGTTCTCTTGACGATGAGATGCCGTGCAACTGCACGGATTAAAGGAGGCGACAATGAAGGAAGGTGATTGGGTGGTGGTGTTTCGCAGTAAGTTGGTCAGGGCGGAAGGACGCTACATTGAGGCGGACGCTAGGACTGCCCGGATTGCTCGGCGCACGCCGACGCAGATCTTGGTGGATTGCTCGATCCACCCGTTCAGGCTCAAAGCTGGGGTCTGGGAGCAGAAGCGCTATTTGCATGATGACGTAACCTGCCTCCGCCCAGCCACAGCGGCGGAGATCCAGCAGGCCGAAGAAATCGAGCGCCAAGTGGAGGAGGCAACCCGGAAGCGCAAGCAGGCTTGTGATGAGAAGCGACTGATGATCGCCAAGGTCAACTGGGCGACCATCGACGACATAACCGTCGAGGCCATCTATACGATGGCGGTTGACCCCCGGAACCGTCGATGAGTGCGCGTGACGACCTCGCCTTTTTGGCGCGGGTGGATGCCGCACTGCGGGCCGATGGCGTGACAATCGAGCAGAAGGCCCAGGACGTGATGGCCACTGTCCTGGCCCGGCTGCAGCAAGGAGGGTGGAATGGACTGGACGGAATACGCGGAATGGACGGCGACAACGGCGCTACAGAGCGCAGCCAATCCCGAGTATCTGAAGCTCGGGGCGATTGAGGAGGCGTTTGAGGCGCTAGAGGCCTACTGCGCCATGCAGGCGGCCAAGTACGGTAAGCAGAAGCGCATCCTCCGGGGAGATGGCCCCGAAGTGCTAGCGGCGAAGGATGCAGCCGTGGAGCGTGCGAAGCTGAAGCTCCGGGAGGAGGTTGGCGATCTGGCGTGGTACGTGGCACGCATCCTTGCGGGGACGCCGCAGGTCCCGGACTTCGACGGAGAATGGAAGCTGGAGTTTACGCTGAGCGCTGCGGAGGACGTGGGGACGATCACGACGCACGACACCGCCCAGCGCATTCTGGCGGAGCTTCTGGCGTTCACGGACGCCCCGCTCGAGGCGATTCTCGAGGGCAACAAGCTCAAGCTCGAAGCCCGCAAGGCGGCCTCCCTTCTTCGCGGGGAGGGTGACAGGTAGACTTGCACGGACCTACCTGTTGACGCTTCGCGTGTGGTCGTGTAGGCTGAAGGCAAAGGAGAACGCCATGCCCCTACGCGATCGTAAGCCATCAAGCCGCCCCACCACCGCCGAAACACTGGTCCAGCTCGAGCAGCAGGTGACAGCGCTGCGCGAGCAGGTCTTCGAGCGCTTTGAGCTGCTCCAAGTCCAGCCCGCAGCCCCCATTACCAGCCCGACGACATACGAGCGGGAATACGAGCTAATCACACTCCCCTTCCGTGGCTGGGACCCGGGGGCGATCCTGACCGCGAAGTCGCTGGCAGACGAGGGCGATCTCGAGAGGGCTGCTGATCTCTGGGAGTCGGCGCTTGCTGACGACCGGGTGGCGGCGGCGATGGAGCAGCGCTTGCACGGGCTTCAAGGCTTGCCTGTCCGCTTCACTGGCGACGGGGAGGACGTGCTGACGGCGATCAGCACCGACTACTGGCAGATGATGGCACCCGGCGAGCGCACGGCGATGCTGCGCTGGGGGCTGGGGCTTGGCGTCTGCCCCGTCTACGTTGAGGAGTACAGCGAGAACGCAGCCGGGCGGCTGGTGCCAGTTCTGAAGGCCTGGAACCCCCGCGCCCTCCGCTGGCGTCAGGGCGGCACGGTCGGGCAGTATGAGTGGTGGATCCAGACCGCTCGGGGGCAGGTCCGGCTATCCGACCAGCCCGGCAGGTGGTTCCTGTTCACCCCATTTTCGGGCGCGGGTCAGCGTCCCTGGGTGGACGGGATCTGGTACTCGACTGCCACGTGGTGGCTGGCCAAGTCCTTCGGGATCGCTGACCTCGCCAGCTTCAGCCAGTCGCACGCCACGCCCAAATGGTTCCTGATGCCGAAGGATGGGGCGCAGATCGACAAGGCAGACAAGCAGGAGGCGATCCGGCGCTTGGCAGCCCTTCCGCAGCGTTCGGGGATGTACATCCCTGCCGGGTTCCAGGTCGAGCAGCGGGAGGCGACCAGCACGGCTTGGAACGCAATCACAGCGCTCATCGATCTGGCCAACAAGGCGCTGACTGTGCGGATCCTCGGGACGGACTCAACGACGGACAAGGAGAGCTCCTATGCCTCGGCAGCGGGCGGCATGCAACTGCTCTACGCCAAATTCCGGACGGACGCCGACGCGCTGGCTGCGTTCTGGCACGATGGACCGCTCCAATACTGGTACTTGTTGAACTTCCGGGGCACCCGCAAGGCAAGCCGGAAGGTGCTGGACATGGCGATGGACGAAGCGGGCGTGTATCGCCTGCTGGAGGAGACCGAACGGCGGCACCAGGGCAGCTACGGCTACCTGCTGCGCCAGCTCAGCGAAGGCGTGCGGGGCGGGGACGAAGTGCCCTGGCCGACGAGCGACGCGACACCGCCCCAGGATATGGCAGCGGTAGCCGAGACGCAGGGAAAGGCAGCGGCGGCGCTGGTCCAGCTCACAGCGGCATCTGCCAACCCCGACTTTGCGGCAGCCATCGCTCAGATCGACCTGCCCCGGTATCTCGAGCGCTTCTTCCCAATGCGCGAGAAGGACGAAAGCGGGGTTCAACTCGAGATGGAGGACGGAACCATTATCGAGCTTGGCAAGGGCAAGACCGGCTCGGGGTGGATCACGGTCAACGGGGCGCACATCCACGCAGAGCCGGGCAAGGCTATCGACTTCGGAGCGCTCCGCGCCACGAAGGGCGGGGCGGTCAAGCAGACGAAAGAGTCCATTGCAGCAGCCAAGCAGAAGGCGGAGGAGGATTGGATCAAGGCGAATACAAAGCCAGCAGACCCAAGCGATCTTGAGGCATGGTCAAAGTTTGCGGCACGCCCGAACGCTACCTACGACGACAAGCGGGAAGCGCGAAACAACGTAGACAAGGCTGTGGAGCGGATGAAAAAGGATCCGTCGATTAAACAGATTGACTACATTGCTCAGCATTCAGACGTGCCCCGAGAAAAGCTCGTCAAGAAGGTTATGGAGACAAAGCAGCATACTGTCCGATACAGGGCTGAGGCAGGCATGCGCGCGGTAGACAGTCTCGAGTCCGGTGGCGTTGACGGCATTCCTGCGGCTGAGCTGAAAAGTGGGCTGGATGTCGCAAGAAACAAATTACTGACGGCGAAGAGCGATAGAGACTTTCCCGCTGCAGATGTTTACGACCGCCCTCTTATGTATGTGCACCAGCTAAATCCCAAGATCTTTGGATCCACGGAGGCGGTTCACGCGAGGGAATTGCGGGATATCCCGGACATCCCGAACGTAGCTGGTAAGAAAGGAACGGTCGTGATAGCCACCAGGGATGGCGAAAAGGACGTGAGCGCAACGATCTATGACAGCAAGACCGCCGTGCACAAGGGTGAAAAAGCAGGCTGGACGATTACGCATGTCAACACGGGAATGCAGATAGAGAGCGCAGGCACGAAGTCAGAAGCGGATGCAATCGCCAAGAGGCTGGCAAAAGAAATCGAGGAGCCTGCGTTCTGGTCGCTGAAAAGCGCATCGGACACGTTGCAGTACAGGGGTGACGCGGTAGACATAACGCGCAAAATCGCATCTCAAGAGAGGGTGCGTGCCGAGATAAGCGCGGAAGCGAAGAAGTTGGAAGATGTTGACGCCGCTGCCTCAGAATCAGACGGATACGGAGATGCCGCGCAGGAAATCCTGGAACTTGGGCAAGACCCCACCGACTTTCCACGCCAGGGCGACGACAAGCCCGTCTCGCTGGGAAGCTCTGGCTACGCCGTCTTCGATCCGGACTACGCCGAAGACATCCGGCAGAATTGGCCAGACATCTGGAACGCTGGCGGCAACGACGTTGAGGGCACCGAGCATAGCGGCGATGACCAGTATCGGCGGCTGAAGCCTGTGGTCGCTCGAGGCGGGGATCCAGAGACAGACACGGAGGAGGAAGCCATCCGACGCCGGGAGGCATGGGCGGCCCGGCACTTCAAGAACCACCGGCTTGCTGGCGTGGTGGCGCTCATGAAATGGTTCGTGGTCGGTGAGATCGGCGAATCGAAGATGAAGGCGGTGATGGACGCCGCTAAGGAGGCACAGATGAAGCTTCAGCAGCCCCGCAACGTGCGGGCGCCCCTTCACGAGGGGCTCGAGTTCGCGGACGAGACCGTGGGGGCGATGGCGGCGGCCAACCCGGTGGTGATGGATGACATCACGGGGCAGATCGTGCGGGTGCTGGCTGATTCGCGGGACTACCCGGACGCCCGCCAGCGGCTTGCGGCGGCGTTCCCCACCTTGGACAGAGAGGCGCTGCGGAACATGCTGACCGGCGGGTTGCTGATTGCCCAAGCGGCGGGGATGGAAGGCGTGCAGAGGGAGGGCAAGGCATGATCACGACACCTGAGCTTGACCTGACCCCGGAGTCGGCTGGAAGCCTCGTGCGCTTCAGCCAGCTATTCCGTGGTGGGCGTTTCCTGGGGCTGGCACTGCTCGGCGGGCTGGGCACGACGGACGTGCAGACGCTCTACCGCGTGATGGACCGGATCGTGAGCACGGCGGCGGGGCATGACCTCTGCACAGCCCCAGACCCGCTGACCCCGGCGGAAAGGCTTGCAGCGGCGCAGACAGCGCTGGGGCAGTTCGAGCAGGCGGCGGCGGACTGGTATGACGAGTTGACCCCAGAGCAGCAGCAGGCGGTGATCGACCTCCTGCGCTCGATTGTGGAGTGGCTGGGGGCAGCGCCAACCTTTTCGGCGGAAGCTCAGGCAATGGCGGCGGCGCTCAAGTCGCTGCTCGGGCTGCTGCTGATGGAAACGAAGGAGGAGAAGAGATGAACTTGTGGAGCAATACCGGTCCTTTTCAGCCGCTGACACGCCAGACGTTTGAGGAGGCGCGGAGGAAGTGGGCGGCGAAGCGGGAAGAGGAACGCAGAGCCGACGTGATCGCTCAGCAAGGCCAGCTGCAATCCGACGCGCTGGCGGAGCTTCGTGTGGTCTTCGGCAGCGACACAACCGACAGGCTTCTGGTTACGGCGGCGGATATCGCCAAGACCACAACGATGCCCTATCATGAGGCGTTCTGGGGCTCTATCATGCGCTCAAGCGGGTCTTGGCGCACCGGAATCAGCGTCATTGTGACGTGGCTCAAATACTGGCGGAAGCTGCGGAAATGCTGAAGGCCGCCAACGCAATCTCCGAACACATGAGGATGCGGCCCTGATGGCGTTACCCCTCCCCATCCCCGAGTTCAAGCCAGCGGAGCCCGTGCCGTTTTACGAGGCGATCACGTGGTTCCGCCAGCAAGCCCCGTGGATCTCCGGCTCGAGCTGGAACACGATGGCGAGCTTGGCAGCGCTCAAAGGCGACCAGATCAGCGGGACCGTCCTGCTGGCCGTGCTGGACGATGTCTGGGGCCAGATGGATCGGGCTGTGGCGGAGGGCAAGCCTTACGGGTCCTTCCTCCGGGACGTGGCCGAGCACCTGAATACGAAGTGGTATCAGGCGGACAGTGCCCGGCTAAAGTTAATCTACCACAACAACGTGGGCGGGGCGCTGATGGCCGGGCGGGAGGCCCGGATGAGCGATCCGGACATCCGAGAGGCCCGGCCCTTCGTTCTCTTCGACGGCATCGGCGACTGGCGGCAGACAATCGACATCTGCAAGCCTCGGGATGGGGTCATTCGTTCCATCGACGATGTGTGGTGGAAGGAGAACAGCCCGTTAATGCATCATGGGGCAGTTGAATCGAGTACACTGATTCAAACAGGCAGGGGAAGGATTCCCGCACGCGATGTAAGGTGCGGCGATAGTGTTTTAACGCACACAGGAGCATACCGGAAGGTCACAACAGCCGTTCATAAGTACGTGCGGCGTGCGAGGACCAGAATATTACACCTTGATTCCTGGAAGGTTATTCGCGTCACGGACGAGCACCCGATACTCCGGGCCGGTACGGACGGGTTCATCTGGAAGCGGGCAGACAGTTTGAAGGTCGGGGATGTATTGCTTCAGAACCCGGATGAGCTTGGCCGGTCTTTGCGCTGCGGCGTTGTAGATTCTCAAGATTGTCCATCCCTGAGCGACGATCAGCGAATCACGTTTCAGATCCCTGGCCCGTGCTTTCCGCCCGGTATGGCCTTTCCCGTCCAGCTCGATGGCGACCTTGAATTTCTCAAAGGCAATATCGAGGTTGAACCGACCGATGGGGTGCTGCGCTGTCGCAATCTGCCCGAAGATGCCGAGCAAGTAGTACTCCTGTGGGGTGAGTTTTTCCCTGAAAGTATCGGCAATGCTACGAGCGCGGTGCTCGGCAACGGGAATCGTGGCCATGGGGTTCTTGAGTTTCATCCTGCGGCTGCTGTTTGCGCAGATATCGGAGTCGGCAGATGTCTTGCCCCAGAGGTAATGATTGGCACCGCTGCGTTTGGCAACGGCCTCGGGCGTAAATCCGCTGATCTTAACCTGATCAATTCTGGATCTGACCGCAATGCCATGCTTTTTACACCAGAGCGAAAGTCGCCCGTTGGCCCAGCCGTATTCCCTCTCAAGTTCTCTGATACTCCTGTGCTTACCGAAGTGCTCGGATTCAATAAGGTTAGCGCAAATACCCCTGTCCCTGATGTCTGGTCCAGCTACCAACATAGGCGAATTACCTCGATTTCTGTAGTGGTTGAAGATACGCAACTTAGCGATTTCACCGTAGAAGAAGATGAATCGTATGTTGCAGGAGACATTGTATTACACAATTGCCGCTCAGGCAAGGTGACGCTCGACGAGGAGGATGCTGCGGAACTGGGCGGCGTGACCCCATCCGAGCGGCTGGTGGGGCTCAGGGCTGCGCAATGGGGTTGGGGCAAGCCTGCAAGCTGGACCGGCTGGCAGCCGGACCCGGCCAACTACCACGCCCCGCTGATGGAGGAGTATACCCAATGGGCGAACGGGATGGACTACATCCACGAAAAGCGGGAGTGGGATGCCAAGTGGCAGCGCTACGCCGCCCAGCAGAAGTTTGCGGCGGACGCGGCGGCTGCTCGGGCAGCAGAGGTGATTCAGCTCAAGTCGGCAGAAGCTGAGCTCAACGACCCCACGAAGGCTGCTGTCTGGCAGAAGCAGCCCAAGTACGACGGGCTGAAGATGAACGGCATCCCGATTCAGCCAGCGCACAATGGCTACTGGTCGAGCGTCGCGGACGTGGCGACTGGCGAGCCCGCGCTACCGACCGGGCTGGGCAGTGTGTCAACCGGCATCCTCGTGATGGAGCCTGACGGGCGCATCTGGGTGGTCGAGCCGAAGGATCACTTCGGCGGTTATCAGCACACCTTCCCCAAGGGCAAGCTCGAGGCGGGATTAAGCGCCCAGCAGAACGCGCTGAAGGAGCTGTATGAGGAGGCGGGGCTAAGCGCCGAGATCACCGGCTACGTCGGCGACTTCAAGGGCTCGACGGGCGTCACCCGCTACTACCTCGCCAAGCGCACATGCGGGCAGCCTTGGACGGCACACTGGGAAAGCCAGGCGGTCAAGGCGATCCCTGTCGCTGACGCCGAGCAGTACCTGAACACCGAGCGAGACCGGGAGGTGATAGCCGTGCTGATGGCGAAAAAGACCGGCTCGCCCCTGCCTCCGGGGCTCAAAACCTATGTGACACCACCACCCGCTGTGCCAGCTGCCAGCCCCTACCCCTTCGGGCTGGACCCGGCGAAATACGTGTACTCCGCCCCAAACCACGTCGGCTCGACCCCGAAGATGGTCGTGGTGCACCCCGACGCCCCCGGAGACAAATTCCTGCTGAAACAGCTTACCGACGAGTTCAAGGCGCATGCCGAGGTGGCTGGCGGGAAGCTCTACGGGCTGGTCAATGACGATGTGGTCAACGTCGAGATGATGACGCCCTCGTCCCTCCCCGCTGCGGTGCGTGGCAGAAGCAAACTGGTCACACTCCAGAAGATGACGCCGAACGTGACCGGCTTGACGGACGTGATCGGCCACAAGAGCGCCCCCGACTTCACGAAGCTCACGCCAGACCAGCAGGCGGAGCTTATCGCCCACGGCATCGCATCGTGGATGGCTGGCGAGCACGACGGACACGCCGAGCAGTACCTGATCTCGGGCGGAAAGCTGGTGCGGATTGATATGGGGCAGGCGCTCAAGTACACGCTGAGCACCGGCGACAAGCTCGAGCTGGACTACCACCCGAATGCAGCATACGGCGAGGCCCGCCCAGCCCACTTGCAGCTCTTGAAGGCCATCAAGGCGGGTCAGATCGATTCCGCCGTGCTCTACCACTCGAAGGTCAAGGCAGCAGCAGAACGGGCCAGCAAGGTCAGCGAGGCGGCCATCGTGAAGGCGCTGGGGGGCTACGGAGACCTGCGCCCCTACGGCTACAGCAAAACGGCGATTGCAGCCCTGCTCAAGAAGCGCTCGGAGAACGTCAAGAAGGACTGGGCAGACCTGTTCGAGCAGGTGACGGGCGCCCCCTATAGCTGGGACGCCACAGCCAAGCCGAAGCCCAAGCCCAAGCCTCGCGTGCCCCAGCAGGCAGCCGCCGACACCAGCCCGCCGAAGCTCCAGCCCGGCGTGGACTTCGCGAAGGCGCAGCCTGCGCTTGAGTCCTTCGGGGCTGTCACGGTGATGGCTGACGGCGATAAGCTCCGGGGCCAGACATGGCGCGTGCAACGGGCAGACGTCGTGTCTGCTACCAGATCAGAAGCCCGCTACTCCATCACCGGGGAGCTGGACCAGAGTATCTGGCCTGAGCTCGAGCGGACGCTACAGGCGAAGGGGGCACGCTCCAGATCCTGGGAGAGCTACGGGCGCGTCGGAATGTTCGACCCCACCAGAGACACCGCCCGCGATCCGGTCAAGAAGTTCGACGCCGGGAACGCCACCGGATTCCTGGGCAAATCGCTGGTCTACACCGCCCCCGATGGCAGCTACCGGGTCACGTTCGCCGACTCGAGCGCCTACTCTGCGATGCGGGGACGTCTACGCATCGAAGCGCTCAGCGCTGACCCTGGCGCAGCCCAGGACGTGCTCGGGAAGGCGCTCAAGGACTTGGGGCTTGACCAGTACAAGCTCGACAGTGAGCCGGATATACAGGACACCGTAATAGCTCGCGCTGCTCGAGCGCTCTGGAACATCGAGGGCGGCGCATATCGCCCCCCGCGCACGGTAGCTGAAGCCAAGCAGCGACTGAAGGCATACGGGGTGACTAAGATCGAGGCCAAGCAGAACAGCGTGGGCTATGAGGAGCCCAGCATCCCCGGACGCTGGAAGGGCTACCGACAGAAGGGCGTAAGGTTCCTCTATCATCAATTCAGCCCGAAGGCTGAGGTGGTACGGGGCGTCAGCGGCGCAGACGGAAGCCACGGCGGGCTGCTGTCTACCGTGGCGCGGTACGACAACGGCATCATCCGCACGGGGCTATCAAGCTCGGATGACCTCTATAGCGGCGGTGCGAACAGCGCATTTGCCCGGATCATAGGAGACCGCACCACCAGCGCAGCGAGAAGCTGGAGCAGCAGTTACCACTACACCGCCATCGTAAGCCCCAGGGTGTTGGACCGGGTTGACTGGTACGGCTATAATAGCGACAAATACGGGATAACAACTGGCGTATTCGACACTCGGCAGGGCGCCGACGCCCACGTTGAGACCGTGGTCAAACGCGGCGCCAACGACAACGAGATGATGTTCCGGAATGCCATCGCTCGGGAGGATATCTTGTTCTTCGCGGTGCCGGACGACGGGATGCGGACGAACATGCTGGCCACCCTGTCGGCGGCTGGCGTGACGACGATTCGAGGGCAGGCGCTCGATGAGATGGTGGTCGTAATGAGGACCCCCAATGACTACAGCAGGCTGAACGCAAACAACCCCGTCCACGCCTTTTTGATGGGCACACGAGACACGTGCCCGGAATGGACGGAAACCTACGGAGGAACGCCGTGAATAGGGCAGCTATTGCGTATGTGGTGACCCGGCTGGGGCTGGATCGCCCCCCGCTGATCGCCAAGTGTATCGTGGAGGAGACCCCGGAGGGCATCCGAGCGCTGATCGACGATGGCAGCGGCCCCCGGTGGTGCCCTCGGGAGGGCGTGGGGGCGGCTGCGGAGACTGAAGACGAGCTTGAGCTTGCCTGCGATCCTTCGGCGGGACACTTCGGGGAGACGGGGGTCAAGCTCCAGCCCGCTACTGTCGAGCGCTGGAACGCGCTGGCGGAGCTCCGCCCGGAAATGATCCCAGTCGCCAACTTCGATGAAATGACCGAACGGCTGAGGGGGTTCTGATGTGGATCATGAGCCGCTACGGGTTTTTCAGCATCGTCCAGAAGGACGACGGCATCCACATCCGGGCACGTGAGCGGGGCGATCTCTATTGGCTGCTGTCGGTAGCCAAGGTGCAGCCGCCTCCAAAGGTGCTGGAGACGCCGACGAATGACTACCGCTGGCGGGTTGTGGTGGATCGTCCAGTGCTTGAGCGGGTGATGGCCACACTCGGGGATTCGGTGGACTACCCCAACTTCAAGGCGCAGATCGACCGGGATCCAGCGCAGCGGCGGAAGCCCTACCACGAAGTCTGGGCGGTGCTCGCACGAGCCCTCGGGGCATACGGGAAGAAAGGAGAATAAAACGCTTGCGCTTTTTCAAGCGCTCGGGTACTGTAAAGGGGTGCAATCAAGCACCCAACGATGGAGGCGAAGATGAAGTCGAGACCCCTGCTGATGAAAGGCCCGCTTGTGCGTCGCACGCTGAGCGGCGAGAAAACCGAGACCCGGCGGCTGGTGAAATACAGCCCGACAACTGGCGATCCAGAAGACTGGTGCGACAGAATTCATGATTCGGAATTCAAACGAACCATAGGAGACTTTCGCCGGTTCTGCCCTTACGGACGCGTCGGTGATGAACTGTGGATCCGCGAGACATGGGCACCCGGCGATCTGCTGGTGCAGCAGCACGAGAGCGACCCGCCCGAGTATGTGGCCTATCGGGCTGATGACAGCCTTCGACGGGTTCAGGCTGGGGCGCCCCCTTCCGAAGACCTCAGAGACAACGCAACGCCGCCCGTGGGCGTCTGGCGTCCGGCGATTTTCATGCCTCAAGTCGCATGTCGCCTTCGGGTGCGGATCGTAGAGGTGGGCATCGAGCCCGTGCAGCACATCACCAACGCCGAAGCAAGGGACGAGGGGGTGGCGACCCTCGCGAACGCTGACTTGCTCGAGATGGGCGTCAGCCGGAAGCGGAGCCCCGGCGACATGTACTTGAGCAGCGCCAGCCCCCGCGAGCGGTTCCAGCTCGTTTGGGACCTGATCAACGGCGACAAGCCCGGCGCTCGGTGGGCGGATGACCCCTACGTGTGGGTTGTCCGGTATGAGGTGGTGCGATGACCCCCAAGATCCGAGATGCCCGCTGCCCCGTGTGCGGGGCGCTGGTGAGGCAGCGAAAGGATGGCTCGGTCCGGATTCACCGGTCCAAGCAGGAACGGTGCATCGTGATCAATGGGGCGCTTGTGAGCCTGGGCATGTGCCTGGGCTCGGGCATGCCCGTTAAGGAGGTGGAACGTGGGTAATTACGACCATCCCGCCCATTATGGCGGAGAGCACAGCACATATGAGGCGATCAAGGTCATCGAGGCTTGGGATCTCAACTTCTGTTTAGGCAATGTCGTGAAGTACATCTGCCGATTCGGGAAAAAGCCGACAGACGGGTCATTCATCGATGACCTTCGGAAGGCGCGATGGTATCTGGATCGCGAGATCCAGCGGCTCGAGAAGGAATGCCAATGACTGAGCACATCTACACGGTCCTACACCTATTCTGCGGCCTCGGCGGGGGCTCGCTCGGATTCGCCCAGGCTCGGGCCTCCTGGCGGGGCCTGGATGGGCGCTTCAAGAACGTCGCGGGCGTGGATGTGGACCCCGACGCCTGCGCGGCATACGAGGCGCTGACGGGCTCTCCAGCGCACCGGCTGGACCTCTTCAGCCGAGAGGATTACGAGGCATTCCACGGGCACGAGCCCCCTGCCGAGTGGCAGGAGGTGTCGGCGCAGCTGCTGCGGGATCTGGTCGGCGAGTGCCCGGATGTCGTGTTCTTGTCGGCCCCGTGCAAGGGCTTCTCGGGCCTCCTGCCGACAGCGCAGGCGGAGAGCGCCAAATATCAAGCCCTGAACCGGCTCGCGCTGCGGGCTGTGTGGCTGCTGCTCGAGGCTTGGCCGGAGGGGCCTCGCGTGATCTTGTTTGAGAATGTGCCCCGGATCCGGCAGCGTGGTGCGGATCTGCTCCGGCAGATCGAGGGCACCCTGAAGGCATACGGCTTCGCGTGGCAGACGGCAGACCACGATGCCGGGGTGATCGGTGGGCTGGGTCAGCACCGGATGCGCTTTCTCGGCATCGGGCGCAACACTCGGCGGGTCAAGCCGTTCGTCTACCAGCCGCCGGCGCTTCCGCTGCTGTCCATCGGTGACGTGCTCAGCCCCCTTCCGCTTCCGGACGATCCCCGGTGCGGCAGCATGCATCGCCTGCCCCGGCTGAAGTGGATCACGTGGCTGCGGCTTGCCTTGATCCGGGCTGGGAAGGATTGGCGCGACTTGCGGGACATGCCCGAAGTCCAGCTCGAGCACGAACCCCGGCGGGGTGTGTGGCGCGTGGTGCCGGGATCGGATGTGTTAGCCGTCGCTGAAGCCGTTATGCCTGACGGCACGGTACTGAGGGCGAACGGCTACCGCATCCAGCGCTGGGAGGCGACTGCGCACACGGTCACGGGGGCTGTAGCGCCGATTGCGGGTGGTCCGTGCGTCGCTGACCCTCGGCTGGGGTGCGAGCCCAGGCGGGGAACCTACGGCGTGATGGCGTGGGACCAGACAGCCCCGACCGTGATCGGCTCGCTGGACGTGCACGCCGGTACGGCAGCGGTAGCGGACCCTCGCCCGGCACCCGACCGGGACTACCCGGTGATCGTGTCGCTTGACGGCACGTGGCACCGCCCCCTAACGACGCTGGAGCTTGCAGCGCTTCAAGGGCTGCCGATGCAGGACGCCCAGGGCAAGTGGCTCGAGCTTCCCGGCTCGGACGCCAAGCGGCGAGAACTGATTGGAAACGCCGTCCCCCCTCCGGCTGCAAGGGCGATGGCGGAGACGATCCTTGTTTCTCTTTTGGCCAGCTCCGCCGGGGTTGGCTTCATTCTCGGCTCGACCCCGGTTTGGGTGGACCAATATCAGGAGGTGGCGCAATGATGACGGAAGAAGAACTGCGAAAGCTCATGCGGGAACTGACCGATGATCAGATAGAAGAGCTGATGGAATCTCGTGGCGGGTGCTCATGTCACGATAGCCCGCCGTGCCCGGCGCATTCAGACCCACTCACGCTGGAGGAAGCGCTTGAGCTTGGCTTTATTGGGGAGGTGACGCAATGAAATTCATGGTACGCGAGATCGTGCAAGAGGATGAGCCAGCCGTAATGATAGATGCGGAGTCTGTCACAGATGCTGTGCAGCAGTATTTTGACGCCCGCCCCGATGTGTTGGACGGGTACACGCTGATGGAAGTCACGGGGCCCGGCGGCGTGCCTTATTGCTACTGGGCGCATGTTGGCACCATCATCGGGGATACGCCATCCCCGACCGGCTGACGTGAGGGCGAGGAATGACAAGCGTGAGCGTGCGGTATCAGGTCCCTGGCGGTGTTCCGACGGTAGCCGGAGTGAAGGAATGGATGCAGGGTGCCGGGTATCCCCTGGGCACCGTTCACAAGCAGATCGAGGAGCTGGAGCAGGCTATCTTGATGGCGGAAGCTCGAGCCCGGCTGACTCGGCGGAAGGCACCCAAGGGTTCCGGCGGGGCTGTTTGGCGAGTCTGGAAGCCTGCCCGGCTACCGGAGATGACGGCGGAAACTGAGCGGCCTCTGGTCGCTATCACAGCGGAGTGGGAAAAATGAGCCTGAACGCATGCCCCTTTTGCGGGGGTGATGGAATGATTGACAGTGCAGACCACGGGCACGAAGACGGGATCTGTTGGCTCGTCCTGTGCCGTTCATGCGGCGCAGAAGGCCCCTGGGACCACCAGCAAGGCGCTGCAATCCGGCTGTGGAATGCCCGCTATACCCGGCTTCAGCCCGCGCCCACGTGCGGCGTCTGTGGGCATGTGGCACGGGAGGAATCCGGGCTGGTGCCGGTGCGCGAGGGCGAGATAGTCGAAATGGGCACCGATGGAGCCGAAATGCGCCACCTGTGCGAGGCACACTTGGCGGAATGGAGGCGACGATGACAAGCCGAGAGAAGCGCGCATTGGCCGCGCAGGGGATTGATTGGCGGGTTCGCGAGTCGGAGAAACACGCCGAGCGGGGCATGTGCCAACTCGACTTTGCGGGGCGCGTCCTGTCCATCGAAGACGGGCAGGTCCGGCTGGCGCTCGAGGGTCTGACGCCAGAGCTGGCATTGACCTACCACACCGTCGCAGCCATGTACTTGGTTCGGGACGGGCGCATCCCTCGAGGCAAGGTGCAGATCCCATGGGCGGATCTTGAGGTGTTCCTGCGGGATTCCGTGGGGCTTGCGCTCGACGGCAAGGTGCACGTGTGCACGCCAGACGGGCAGGTAGCTACGCTCAGGCTGGAGGGGGACGTATGACTTGTGTGGATACCGATACATTCCACGGCTTACGGAGACTTCTCCAACGGGTTGCAGTTGAGGAAGGGCTTCCGCTCCCAAGGGTGTCAGATACTAAAGCCCACAGCGTAATAGTGTGGTGGCCGAGCCCAATACCGCGTGCGCAGTGTATCCGAGTTGAGATGGATCTGGCCTTCCGCTGGGAAGCAGTGCTCGCATACTGGTACGAGCCATTCCGTATGATATATCTCACTCCATTCGCACCCGGAGCCTTGCCAGAAGGAAAAACGCTGGAAGATCTATGCAGGGAAGCCTGTCGAGCTGTCAAAAAGGAATTAGACCAGCTAGCCTAGCCTCCTTGGCGGCGGCAGGTACTCCTCGGCGGGATCCTCAAGCTCCAGATACGCCCGCAAAGCCTTCCTGTGAACAAAGGACACCGGCACCCCCTCCCGCTGCGCCCTCTGCTCCAGCCGGATCCGCTCCGTCTCCTCCACCCGCACAATCAGCCGCTCGATCCGCTTCTCACCCGGTAATTGCTCGCCCATCCTTGCCTCCTTTCGTTGTCTGACACGCCTTATTTTGACGTATCCCGCCCGTGTTGTCTACCCTACAAGCAGCGCACACCCTATTCGTGTCTCCAGTGCGCTTTTTTGGAGGGCTCATGTCTCGCATCCTGCTTCTCGACGTCGCAGCCACCACAGACAGGCTTGAGCCTGTCACGGAATTCCTGCTCTTCCGCTTCGGCGTCAACGAGACGACCCAGGGACCGATCACTTTGGACGAGGCAGCAGCCCGGAAGGTGATGGCGGCATACGAGAAGCGGACGAAGGCCAGAAACGGCGATCTGGATATCGACTTCTTCCACCTGTCGCGGAAGGAGAATGCCCGGCTCGAGGATCGGCGCTCGGCTGGCCGATGCAAGCTGGAGCTTCGCAGCGACGGCATCTGGTGCACGGACATCCGACCCACCGCCGAAGCCCGCGCTATGCTCGAGGCTGATCAGGTCCGCAGCTACTCCCCCGTCGTGAGCGTGTCAAGCAAGGGCGTCCTGCTCGAGGTGCTCCAGTTGAGCCTTACGAACATCCCCGCGATGGACGACGCTGGCTTGCTGGCCGCTGAGGAGGAGCTTGACAACGCCCTCCTGCTGAGCGTGACACCCTTCCAGAGCCTGCCCGTGTACGAGGGCGCTACCTGGGATGGGCGGGCAGCAGATGAGCGGGTCCGCAAGTTCTACTCGAGCGACGGCAGCGGCGATCTGGGCAAGGTGGACATGGCACGCTACCGGAAAGCCTTCGTCTTCTTCGACGGGGATGCCCCGGAGGCGATCAGCCGCTACAAGGGGCAGGTGCTCGATGTCCAGGACGTCGGCAATGGCCCTGAGCTTGTCGTCAGCAAGCGGGCTGTCCAGACCCTCGGCGCCATCATGCAAGGCTCGAGGGGCGGCATCAACGTTTCCGATTCTGATCGCGAGAAGGGCAAGGCAGTGCTTGCCCGCTACTACAAACTATTTGGCGCGGTCGCCCCCTGGGACCGTCAGGAGAAGCAGATGCAAACAACCCCCAGGGTTGAACTTCAGCTCGAGCAGGCCCAGTGGGCCAACGAGATGCGCGATATGTTGCGCAAGGCGATCGGTTACCGCTTCGGCGATCACGCTTATATCGACGACTGGAGCGCCGAAAAAGTGCGCGTGTGCGTCTATCACGAAGACAAGCCGGGGACGCAGATGTTCGAGATCCCCTACACCATTGACGCTGGCCGGATCCTGCTCGGAGAGCCGGTCGAGGTCAGGGTGTCCTACGTGCCCGTCGCTGCAGCCGCCGAGACGATGGCGATGCAGGAGCGGCTCAGCGCAGCCCATACCCGGCTTCTGGAGCTCACGGGCAAGTCTTCCACCTCGGAGGCGCTCGTGATGCTGGAGGCGCTCGCCCGCAGCGCAGCCAAGACCGAGACGCTTGAGACCCGGCTGCGCACGCTGGAGGAGGACCGGTTCAGCGTCGCCCGCGCTGCCCAGATCGACGCCGCCAAGCGTGCAGGCAAATGGACGCTGGCGCTCGAGCAGCAGGGAGACCGGCTGGCAGGGATGGCTCAGCGCCTTGGCGAGGATCGGGTCAAGGCGCTCGAGACCCACTGGGGCGCCGCATCTGTCGTGATCGCTCCGGGCGGGGAGCGACAGGCGCAGCACCAGATCTCGTTGAGTGAGGCAGAGGAATCCACTGCCCAGCAGGTCGCCAAGCTGACCGGAAAGCCGGTCGAGGCGGTTCGCAAAACCATTCTCGAGCAGAAGACTCGATAATTAGGAGGTTATGATGTCCGCACAGACGGAAGGCCGGGATCCCGGTCGTGTAGGTAGTGATGCGATCCCGGTGCGACCCTCGCAGGCGCTGCCTGTCGCGGCTTCCACGGTGATCTATGGGGGCTCGCTGTTCTTTGTGAATTCCAGTGGTTACGCCACGGCGACCAGCCCCGACCAGACGATGACGTGTGTCGGGTACGCCGAGAACGACGTGGACAACAGCACCGGCGCGGCTGGCGATAAGACAATCGTTCCCCGGATCGGCGCCATCAAGCTGGCCAACAGCAGCAGCGGGGATGCCATCTCCGCCGACGACGTGGGCAAGCTCGCCTACGCCGCCGACAATCAGACGGCAGCGCTCACCAGCGCCAGCGTCACCCGCCCCGCCATCGGCCCGATCCTCGGGATGGACGGATCGCAGGTGGTCGTGCTGGCAGGCTTCCCCGGCAACCGGGCGCTTCAGACGCTCGAGGCGGTGCAGCCAATCGACGCGGACCTTACCGCGCTGGCAGCCCTTTCCAGCACCGGTCTGATTGCCCGGACTGGTAGCGGAACCTTCTCTGAGCGCACCCTGACTGCCCCAGCTGCCGGGATCACCGTCAGCAACGGCAACGGCGTCAGCGGCAACCCCACCCTTGCGCTGGCCAACGATCTGGCCGCCTACGAGGGGCTGGCTGCCACTGGACTGGTGGCACGCACCGCTGACGGCGCAGCTTCCGCACGCACCCTGACCGCCGCATCCGCCCGCGTGACCATCACCAACGGCGATGGCGTCAGCGGCAACCCCACCATCGAAGTGCCCAGCGGCATCCTCGAGGTGGCCGACCCCGGCACTGGCCAGGCGATCCCGGTGACGGGTTCCGCCTACATCGGCTTCACCATCGCTGGCAGCGAGACCGGCACGCTGGCCATCCCGACGTTCATCGGGCAGACGCTTGAGCTCAATTGCGACACCTACACCAGTGGCAGCCGGGCTGTGACGTGCGCTCAGGCGATCAATCAGGCGGGCAACACCGTGATGACGTTCGGGGCTGCTCGGGACTTCATCGTACTGCGTGCGGTCAAGGTAGGCGGGTCACTCCGATGGCAGGTTGCCTATAACGACGGCGTGGCGCTCAGCTAATCATTTGCGGCTGACGCCGCTGGAGGAATTATGGCAGTGCAAGTAACGCAGGCGCTGATTGATCAGCTTTTTTCGGTCACCAAGCGGACGCTGTTGGATGTTGCGCGGGACTACCAGCCTCAGTTCTCTGGGCTGTACTCCTTTGAGCAGAGCGAGGGTGCGCAGTCCACCTACCCGGTTATTGCTGCTGTGGCAGCCATGCAGCGCCTTGGGGGCAGCCCCGAGTATCGGGACATGTTTCTGAAGGGATTGACGCTGGTCAACGGGGAGCCCTACGTGGACTTTCAGGCGATCAAGCGCAAGGACGTCGAGCAGCAGAAGTCGATGTCGTACCTCGACACCATCGCCAGAACGCAGGCGATTGCAGCGAAGGCGCTCGAGGATGACATCATCGTCGGGCTGCTGCAGGCGGGTGCTTCCACCGTGTGGGGACCGGACGGCAAGAATTTCTTCGCCACCGACCACCCCAACAGCCCCAACGGGCTGGTCAGCGGGCACTGGTCCAACCTGAAGACCGGTACAGCGCTCAGCGCTGCCAACTTCGAGACCGTGCTGGCAGAGCTGGAGTCCCGAGTGGGTTGGACTGGCCGCTCGATGAACTTCCGGGGCGGCTTCGAGTTGATCGTGGCACCCCAGAAGCGGGCCATCGCCAAGCGGATCTGTGAGGCGGAGATGTCCAGCGATCCCGGTGTTTCCACCGCAGGCGGGAACACCAACATCAATAAGGACGCCGCCAAGGTCCGCGTCTGCCGAGCACTCTCCGGCGAGCCCGATGTTTGGTATCTGGCTGCCACCGGCGAGCCGGTCAAGCCCTTCGTGATCCAGGAATGGGCGCCGCTCGAAATGACCTGGCAGACCAGCCCGGACAACGATAGCGTGTTTGAAAAGGAAGAGTACCGCGCCAAGGTCCGCCGTGGTGTTGAGGGCGGGTATCTGGATCCGCACTACATCACCCGCTGCTCGGCGTAAGCTCGACAAGGAGCCGCATTGAGTCGCTACGCCTCCATCATGGACTTCGAGACGCTGGGACTGCCTGCTGCTGCTACGGCAGTGGTAGCAGCCCAGCGTCTGCCCATCCTTGATTCGGTCAGCGACGATGCGGATATGTTTCTACCGGCGCGCTATACCCTCCCCGTGTACGCCAGTGTCCGACCCGTCGCACCTTATCGAATTGCTGGCAGTGCGGGGACGGGCGGTATAACGGCGGCAGCGACAACCGGCGCCACATTCACTGAAGCCATCGGCATCAAGGTGGAGGTGCTGACCACCGGCGCCTCTGGCGTCGCTACAGCCCGAATCAGTACGGATTCGGGTGAAACGTGGGGGGATACCTTCACGATCACAGCGGGGGCGCTGGTGCATCCAGTCGGCGTCACCCTGACATTTACAGCCGGGACTTGGGTGGATGGCGACGTGTTCCAGATCCCGGTAAACTTCGGTGCTCTGACAAAGCTGGTGGTCAAGATCGGTGTCTTTCTGGTGCTCGAGCGGCGTGGCTTCGATTCGGATGCATCCTACGCATCGGCCAAGTCTGCGCATGACCGTGCGCTGAAGATGCTGGAGGGATTGCCGAGCAATAAGATTGAGCTGAACCTGACGGACTCCAGCCCTTCGGTCAACGAAGGCGGCTTCTTCTACTCCCCCGAAACGGAATCGAGCGGAGACCGGCGCTGGGATTCGGTGATGGGGCGACAAGCCCGCACGCAGCCTTCCACCGCCAGCGGCGAGGAGGATATCTGGTGAGCAATCGAGAAGCCACGCTGAGAGCACAAGCCCTCGTCGCAGCCTTCGGGCAGTTGGCTGGGGCGGGCAAGATCAAGCTCCAGAAGCAACTCGGCGAAACCTCTATCGCTCAGGCTGCGCTCGGGATTCGGCGCAGCGAGAATCCCTACGGCGATCCGTTCGCCCCGCTCACCAGCCGCACCGGCATCCCTCTCCGGGACACCGGCAACAATATCCAGCGCTCGTGGACGGCTGGGCAAGAGACCCCCACGAGCTTCGTCTTCGGCAGCCGCTTCAAATACTTGGCGACTCACCAGTACGGCGCGGTGATTGTCCCGAGACGAGCCCCAGCCCTCCGATTCAGTGTGGCAGGCGCCCCCAAGCAAAAATCGGGGCGCTGGAAAGCCAGTAGCCATGTGGTTTACGCGCTGCGTGTCGTCATCCCCCGGCGGCAGATGGTCCCTGAAATGGACACCGGGGGGCTAGGACCACGCTGGACCCGCGCATTCGAGCGCACGATCCGGGCGTACCTGCAGAAACTGCTCGCCCCAGCTGGGGGCCAGTGATGGGCGTCTATGCCTCCTTCGAGCTGGTCCGGGCGCTCGTCGTCGCTGCGGTGCCGACCGTCACGATGGAGCTGACGGCGGAGGCCAAACAATTCCACGGCGCGCCCCCTCGCGTGGTCTGGTATTTGCCTGAGCCCGGTCAAGAGTCGCTCGAGGTGGCGCAGGTAGGCCCAGGGGCACGGCCCACTGACCTGCATCAGGGCGTCCTGCTCGCTCGGCGGGTCACCTGTCAGATCCACTGCTGGATGGCGGGCACGATGGACGCCCGCAACGTGGAAGTGTGCGACGACAACGAAGACCCGGCGGTGGGCGCTGTCTGGCTGCCCGGCATCGTCATGTCCTGCATGCGTGCGGGGCTGACGAACGTGCGCTTTGGGCGAGGCGGCTTTCTTGAGCGCAGCATGGGGAATCTGGGATTTGCTTACGTCTTCGAGATCTCGCTGGACTATCCGGTCTACAGGCTGAAAACCAATCAGGCGGTGCTCGTCGAGAGCGCGGCCATTACAAATCGAGGAGTCACGATCACATGAGCGAGACCCAGCAGCAGCCCGAGGCGCAGCCCTCGGCGGAGCACCAGACCGGCTACACGGGGCACGCGTACCCGTGGATGACCGACCCAAAGGCGGCGAAAGCCGAGCGCAGCCCCCGGCACCTTCCGCCGATGATGCGGCGCAAGAAGGGAGGTAAGCGATGAGCGCGACACCCATCACAGCCACAGTCCAGACCGGACCTCGTGCAGCGCTTCCCGTCAGCAACGCCACGCTGGTTATCGGCGCAGCGTCGGCTGGCACAGACAACGCCATCGTGAAGATCTCCAGCACGTCAGAGCTTCTGGAGGAGTTCGCAGCCACCTCGACAGCCCCCGGCCCGCTGTGCCATTGTGCAGCGCTGTACCTCAGCATCACGGGCCAGCCCGTGTACTGCATGAGGATCAACGACAGCGTGGCCGCCACGATGGGCAGCGTCACGAAGACCGCAGCGGGCTCGACCAACGGCACTGTCGCCAACAACAGCAGCGTCCCTGTCGATGCCTTCTCGGTGATCGTGGAGATCCTGAGCACCGGCACCGTGGCGGCGGGCACGTTCACATACCGCTACTCCCTTGACGGCGGCGACAACTACACCGGCACGATCACTGGCCCAACGCATGCCAGCGGGTCAGCCAGTGCGTCCCTGGGCACCACCGGCATCTCGATCACGTTCGCGGACGGCTCGAGCCCCACAGGATTCACAGACGGCGATCTGTTCACGTTCACGACCAGCGCACCGGGCTGGGGCACGTCTGACTTGCAGGCAGCGCTCGACGCATTCATCTCGAGCGAATACCGCATCCGGCGCATCCACGTCGTCGGCGTGAGCTCCAGCACGATCCACGCTGCCATCATCACCCGGCTGGCTACTGCCTTTGCCGGGTACAAGTACACCCGCGTGATCGAGGAGACCGACGACCAGACCGGCGGGGAATCCGTCTCCGGCTGGGCGAATAGCGTGCTCGTGGACTACGCCAGCGCCAGCAATCGCACGGTGGTCGCAGCGGGCTGGATTGAGGCATCGCTGGTGCTCAACCAGGATAGCCTGGCGCTTCAGCTTCGGCGGCCCGTAGCATGGACCATCGGCCCCCGTCAGGCAGCCATCGACGTCAGTGAGGACGCCGGGGCGGTGAAGGATGGTGCACTGACCGGCATCGTCGTCTCCGACGTCTACCCGTTCGCACAGGACGGCAGGCTTTATACCGGCTACGAGGGGCGGGGCTATACCTACGCCCAGAGCTACCTCGGGCGCTCGGGCGTCTATTGTGCTGGCGCTTTCACCCGCTCAGACTCGGCTGACGCCTCGCACCGGCTTGCCCACGGGCAGGTTCTCGATGTGCTGCTGGAAACGATGTACGACCAGTTGCTCGAGTATATCAATACCAACGTCCCGGCCAACAGCGACGGGACCATCGAGGAGAGCGCGGCGGCGTCCATCGAGGCGCAGCTTAACTCGGCTGTTGAGCAGACCGTGGTCAACGTGAGCCCGCAGCGTATCAGCCCGAGCTCAAGCCGCAGCTACTGCGTGGTAGACCGGGCGAACGTGATCGCCACCACGCGCCAGCTACGGGTCACGCTGGCTTACCAGCAGCGCCCCTTCGTTGACTCTGTGGCGCTTTTCGTTTCCCAAACCCTTTCCGTGCCCGTGGCATAAGGAGGCTTCGATGCCGCTTCTTAACGGACGACACCACGATTGGGTGTCCCTGAATCTGATTCTGCCGTCTATCGGGCAGCGCCCCATGACCATTCAATCGGTCACGTACCCGGCGCATACAGTCGAAGCCCCTGACGTGCACGGAAACGGGAGCAAGCCCATCGGATACACACGGGGGCAATACTCGGTCGAGGGGCTGGAGGTGGAATTCATCGCCAGCGAGTGGGATGCAATCCGCACGATCCTCGGCCCGGGCTATATGATGACCGCCCGGCTGCCGATCACCATCGTCTATATCGACACCGGACTGACCGCCCGAAAGGACGAGTTCATCGACTGCAAGATCACGGTCGAGGGGCAGGCGATCTCGATGGGCACGGACGCCTTAAAAACGAAGGTGACCTTCAAACCCTCGGAAATGATCCTTAACGGCGTGCCAGCCGTGCTGGCGATTACCGCTTAATCAGCAGAAGGAGACACGAAATGAATGCTGAGCAGGCCCAGAAAAGCAACCCCGGCAGCCGCGTTTTTACGGCTGGCACCCTCTCTATCGTCGTGCGGCGCCCCCTCTCGCAGGAGTGGGATCTGTACGTGGATATGAGGCGGAAGAAGCCCGCCGAAGCGCGGGCATTCCTCCGGGGTTACATCCTCTACCCCGGAAAGGACGAGCTTGCCCGGCTGTGCGAGGCGAAGCCCGCGATCGCCAAAAAGCTGGAGGAGCTTGTCTGGACGGTCGTCGCACCGGAGACGGGCACGCTGGTGGACTCCGACAAGCATCCCGGCGCTCAGGCGCTGGTGTGCGATGGGGTGACGTACCACCTTCGGCAGCCCACTGAGGCGGACTATGAGCGCTTTGAGGACGACGCCAAGGGCAGCTACTCCCGCGCTGCCCTCATACTCCTAAAGGCATGTCTGCTCGAGCCGAACGTGCTGGATTTCGATTCGGCGAACGAGCTCAGGCCGGGGCTCAAGCACGTGCTGGCTGGCCACCTTGCCCGGATGGCGGGCGAAGAACTGGAGTTCACCGAAAAAAAGTGATTGAGACCGTCCGGGAAGTCCTGCGGGGCGACACCCGCAAGGGCGCTCGGGCGGTCCAAGCGCTGTTCAAGGGATCCGACGACACCGATGCTCGTATAGGCGCTCGGCTGGTCACGCTGGCGCTTCTGCGCATTATCGGCCCGGAGGGAGGCGATGGCTAATAAGCTCACATGGGTGCTAGAGATGATCGATCGCGTGAGCGGCCCGGCCAAGTCGGCGGGCTCCTCGATGGGCGATTTCATCCAGACCACGCACTCTGCCCTTGCAGCCGTCCAGATGATCGGCCAAGCCGCCATCGGTGCCGGGCACATGATCGCCTCTGGCCTCCAGCCCGCAATCTCCCGCGAGAAGTCGCTGGGCGCATTCGAGACGCTTCTGGGCACCGCCGAAAAGGCCCGTTCCATGTATGGGCAAGCCGTCAAATTCGCTGCCGAGACCCCATTCGAGACCGCCCAGGTGGTCGATGCCTTCCAAAGACTGCTTACCGCTCGCTTCAGCGAGGAGGAAGTCCCGATCGCCATGCGCATCATCGGGGACGCCGCCTCAATGCAGGAGGATAGCCAAGCCGCCGTGCAGTCCGTAACGCGGGCACTTTCCCAGATCCGCAGCAAGGGCAGGCTGCAGGGCGAGGAGCTGATGCAGCTTCAAGAGGCGGTGCCGCTCAACACGGCATCGCTTTACGAGAAGTTGGGGAAAATCTACGGCGTCAACGCTGACCGAGCGCGGAAGATGCAAGAGGCGGGGCAGATCGACGCTCAAGCGGCATCGTTCGCAATCCTTGAACAGCTCTCCGAGCAGTTTGGCGGGAACATGGCGCGGGCGTCCAAGCAGATGGGCGGCATCCTCTCCACGCTCGCCAGCCGCCCGGCTGAATTTCTGGCCAAGCTCCAGGACACGCGAGGTTACGACGCCCTCCGCGATGCACTGAACAGCATGGCAGCTGCTTTCGACCCCGAGACATCTGGGCTGACATCGTTCGTGACGCAGTTGGGCTCCGGCGTGCTCGAGCGGGCAGCGGTGATGCTGGAATACCTGAGCGCGGGGGCGAGCGCATTCATGGATGGGCTGGCCGCTGGCATCGGGCCTCTGAACACAGCCTTCGGGCCAGCCAGTCAAGAAAACCTGGCTACGTTCAAGGATATCATGGGGGGCATCGGGGCTGGCATCGCATCTGTTGTCAACGCCACCAAGTTCTGGGTTGAAGCGCTGGGAGACGTGCTGGGCTACTTTAAGCAGATCGGGGATTGGTGGTCCCGAAACGAGACGATCGCCGGGTTTATGGACGCCTACATCGCCCCCCTGATGACGACAGCGCCGACCACTGGCTCTGGAGCTGGCTCGACGCAGGCGCTTCTAGTGGCACAACAGCGCCAGCGTGAAAGGCGGGCGGCGCTCGAGCAGCAGGCAGGCGTGGCCGAGCCCAGCATCGTGGCGGTTCCTGCGTTCGCGGAAGGGGCTATCGTGCGGCGTCCGACGCTGGCGCTTGTCGGCGAGCGCGGCCCGGAGATGATCCGACCTCTGGCTGGCAATTACGATCGGCTGCCAGCGAGCAGCGGTGCACTGCCTCCGATCAGCGCTTCCTTCACCTTCCACGGCATTGCAGCGACACAGGAGGCGGCGCAGGACATCCGCAGGGAGGTCGAGGCGGGGATTTACGCCACGCTTGAGCGGTGGGCGCTTCAATCCGGGAGGTATGCCTGATGGCCAGCGCAATCCCTTCGTGGCAGACCGATCCCTATGCCTGGGATCGGCTCAAGATCAACGGAAAGTTCGTGCCCGGTAAGGTGCGGGTCAGCTACAAGATCGCTAATCGGCTGGACGTGCAGAAGGCGCCCAAGCAGCAGCATGCCGTGCTGGTCGATCAAGGCGTGCCCCCCATCGAGGGTGAGATCGAGGTGGAGATCGGCTTTGAGTCGGCCCCCGGCGCCCCGTTCGGCACAGCGGAAAGCCAGATCGAAGCATGGTTCGCCCTCGAGGCGGAGCTTTTCGGGCGCAAGGCGGGGCCCCGCAAGGCTTACACTGTCAATCATCCGGAGTTCAGCCGGAAAGGCATCAGCAAGGTCTACCTGAACGAGCCGGGAAGCCTCCAGGGCAGTGGACCAGGGACGCGCACCGTCTCGATGAGCTGGTGCCAGTTCGCCCCGGTCTATCCTGGGGAAACCGGAGCAGTCAAGGCGGGACCTGTCAAGCCAGTCGGAACCACTGACATCCGGACGCTGGCAGCCAAAAAACCAAGCTCGGGAAACACGGGACCATGAAAATCGACGTCACCCCCTACATTCAGCAAGCACTTGAGCGGATCACCCCTCAGCCGCTGGATCTGTCTGCGGTACGCCTGAGCTTGGGCATTGACTTCCAGCCTGACGCCATCAACAGTGCTCTCCGGCTGGCTACCACACTTACAGCCACTGAGGATGCTGGCTTGCGATTCCGGGCTGCGCTCAGGCATGCCGGGCTGGACGATCTGCGGGTCTTCGAGCTTGGGCGGGCGTTTGATCGACTCCTCGAGGGCTTGGCATGTACCTGACCCTTAACGGCGCTGTATGCCTGGCTGCCACGATCAGCCTGCCCCGACGTGGGGCTTGGACGGCTGACGTGGAAACGCAGGGCGTCCCTACTGTGGCGGCTGGCGCTGCCGTCGCGCTGGTCTTCGGCTCGCAGACGTTTCTGGGCACCGTCCACAGGGTCACGACGCTCGAGGCGCGTGGCTGCAACGTGCGCATCGTCGGCGGGCACGGCGGGCTTTCAACGCTGCTCCAGCCAGCCCAGTTCTTTCAGCCGACAGCCCGCAACGTGCTGGACGCTGCGCTTCTGGCGGCAGGTGAATCCCTCTCAAGCGCCAGCGATACAGCCACGCTCAGCGCGCAGTTGAACTTCTGGGAGCGCTCTGCCCGCACGCTGGGACAGGAACTTGACGCATTGGCTCGAGCCACGAGGCTTGAGTGGCGGGTGCTCGCTGACGGCGCAATCTTCGTCGGCTTGAGCACGTGGGCAGCGGCGAGGTTAACTGAATATCAGGTTATGGACCATATTGCTGACGTCGGCAAAATGGTCATCGCAGCAGACGATCCCGTCGTCCTGCCGGGGCAGACCTTCGAGGGTATTCGCGTCTCGCTGGTGGTCCACACGGTCACAGCCGATGGCACCCGCACCGAGATCTATCAGAACGACAGCGTTGATCGCTCGCTTGGACTGCTAGACTCGCTCATCCGGCGTTCGCAGCCCACCGATCTGTATGCGTTCTATCCCTATCAGGTGATCGGCCAGAATGCGGACGGAACATTCGAGCTTCGGGCAATTGATTCCCGGATGCCGTCGCTTTCGCGGGTCAGGTATGCGCCTGCAACCCCCGGAGAGCAATACACTAGCAGCAACGGCGTTTGCGTGGTAGGATTCGAGGGCGGTGCGGAGACCGCGCCATATATCGCAGCCTGGAAGCTGGGGACGCCGACCACGGTAGCGCTTCCCGTCTCCAGCCTCCTGCACCTCGGGGCTGTGTCTGGCGCGGACTTCGTGGCGCTTTCTGGGCTGGTAGAAGCGCAATTGACTGCGCTCAAGAGCGCGATCAGCGCTACGGTAATAGCCCCCAACGATGGGGGGGCGTCCTTTAAGACAACTTTGCTGGCTGCCCTGTCGGCTTGGCCAGCATCAACCGCTGCGACCAAGGTCAAGGCAACATAGGAGACACGAGATGAAGATCGAAGAAGGCTCACTGTCCACCCTCCCGAGCAAGCCCAGCACGGGCTATGTCGGCTTGCTTGCCAAGCACCGGCAGGACATCGATCCCAGCTTCAACGCCCGCAGTGAGCAGAAGAAGCTCCACGGCTACGCCCGAGCCCTCATCGAGGCGCTGGGGGGCAAACAGACCGCCGACGGCTGGTCCGTGGACCTGGGCTCGATGATGGACATTTCCGCCCGCATTGACGCCGTGGCGGCTGACGTGACAAGCCTCCGGGACGCCATCGCAGGCATCACTGAGGCTGTAGAAGCCAGCATGGCGGCTGCCGAGCATGTGCAGCAGCAGGTGACGATGATGCAGGAGCAGATCAAGGGCTTCGACACCCTGACCGCTCGGGTGGCTGTGCTCGAGGCACTGGACGCCGAGCGGGCTGCGAAGGCAACGAAGATTGAGAAGCGCACAGAGAAGGCGGAGAAAGCATCCTGATGGACTATGGCACCGACATCAGCACCCTCGCCCCGGACGGGTCTATCGATCTGGACCCCTACTTCCGGGTGGTCAGTGGCTCAACCTGCGTCTCGCATGCCATCGTCAAGCGGCTGGTGACACCGCCCGGGGGGCTGCTGGACGAGGAGGATTACGGCTATGACCTGCGTGCGCTGGTGCACGGATCCACGTCGCGGGCTGAGCTCAACGCAGCGGTAGCCGAGATCGAGGCGCAGTGCTTGGCCGATGAGCGGGTGTCGGATGCTACGGTCACCCTCTCGGCGTCGGGCGGCGTGCTGACATGCCGGGTGCAGGTGGTGCTTGTGGATGGGCAGACCTTCCGGCTGGTGCTGGCTGTGTCTGCCGTCTCTGTTGACGTGCTGGAGGGCTGATGGCGACGCTTGACACCCTGCTCGAGGAGAAGACAGCCGCCACCTATCAGGCGGAGATGCTGGCTGATCTGGCTGACCCCGCTGTGGTCGGCGGGACGGGACTGCCCACCACCTCGTGGCAGCCGGGCAGCACTCCCCGGACGCTGATTGCGGCTCAATCGCAGGTAGCTGCCGACTTCAACGCATCGCAGCGGGCGATTGCGCGAGGGGGCTTTCTCGACTACGCCGAGGGCGATTGGCTGACCCTGCTGGCTGTTCAGCTCTACATCGTCACCCGAGCGGCACCGGTCGCCACACTCGGCATCGCAACCCTGACCGACACTGGAGGGGGACCACACACGATCTCCGCCAGCCAGCTGATCGCGAAGGACGCATCGGGCAGGGAATTCCGAAACGTCACCGGCGGGACGCTGACCCTATCCGGATCGCTCGCCCTCCGCTGGCAGGCGGTGGCTACCGGCGCGGACTACAATATCGGCTCAAGCACCCTTACAACGCTGGTCACAGCGCTGGCGGGCGTCACGATCAACAACCCGGCGACGTGGCTGACCCTGCCGGGCACGGCTTCGAGCAAGGCGCAGGGCACCGTCCGGATCACTGATGGCGCGCTGACTGGCCCCCACGTCGTCGGCGCGGGTACTGTGACCGTCACGGACGGCTCGCATGCCTTTACAAACGTCAACACCTTCACGATCACGACGGCAGGCGGGTACGCCGACGTCCTCTTCGAGGCCTCGGCGAACGGGCTGGCATACAACGTCGCCAACAGCACCCTGACGACCGTCAGCGTGACCCCGGTGGCGGGGCTGACCAGCACGAACCCCGGCAGCACGTGGATCACCACCTCGGGCGCTGAGGAGCAGACGGATGCCGACCTGCGGGAGGAATGCCGAGACAAGTGGTCAACCCTCGGCGTCGGCTGGACTTCGAGCGCCATCGAGTATCTGGCGCAGCAGGCTGCGACAAGCACGCCGGTCACGCGGGTGCTGGTCGAGACCAACCCCGGCAGCGTAGCTGGGCTGGTGGGCGTCGTGATCGGCTCGGTGGTCGGTCCCATGTCCTCGGCGGACGTCGCGGTGGTGCAGGCGCACTTCGACGACGACCGGATCACTCTGACCAGCGCTCTGGCCGTCTCTAGCTGTACCAGCGTCACGATTGCGCTGACAGCCACGATCCGGGTGCCGGCGGCGTACTCCGCCACGATTCAGGCAGGTGTGGCGCTTCGGCTGTCCTTGCTCGCTCAGGGCACCCCCATCGGCGGAGACCCCAACAAGGGCAACACCCTGACATGGGAGGATATCATCGCAGCGATCGTCGGGGCGGCTTACGACAGCAGCGGGAGGCAGACCAGCGCAGCGGTGCCATACGATGTTGACATCTCCGCTGTGACCGTGGGCGGATCGCCTGCGACGGTCGGCGCAGATATCGCGCTGACAGCCTATCAGGTGCCAACCTTCAGCAACACGTTCACCTACGTGGGGGTGTAATGAGCAGGCTAAACACATGCCTTGACTGGATCCTCCGCGCTGAGGGCGGGCTGTCGCTGGACCCTGACGACCGGGGAGGGTTGACGAACTACGGCATCAGCCAGGCAGCCTACCCGGATGTGGATATCGCAGCGCTGACGGAAGCGGACGCCCGAGCCATCTACCAGCGGGACTACTGGATGCCCTGCCGGTGCGCTGAGCTTCCACCCCCGCTTGATCTGGTGGTGCTGGACGGCGCTGTCTTGATGGGCGTAGGCGCGTCCGTTGTGCAGCTACAGCGGGCGCTCAGGGTGGATATTGATGGCGTGCTCGGCCCCAAGACCCTTGCGGCGGCGAAGGCGAACGGGCTGGCGTCGCTCGAGCGACTGTTCACCGAGCGACTGCTGTATCTCGCCAAAGCCGTGACTTGGAAGCAACACGGGCGCGGGTGGACGCTGCGCACGTTCGCGCTGGCGCGGGAGGCGTTCCGGTGAGCACCTATAAGCAATACGCCGCCGACCTGTCACCCCCCTTCCTGCAGGGGTCCAACGGCGTCAAGTGGCACAACGGGTTTAACCAGCATCTTGACGACCTGCTGGAGGATACGAAGGCGGCGGTCAAGGCTCGATTCCCCAGCGAGGCGGCGGATGCGAGCGATACTCTGGCGCTCGGCGCTATTGGCTCAGACAGCCGGGTTCCGCGCTATACCTCGGAGACCGATGCGGGCTACGCTGAGCGGCTGGTGGGGCGCTTCGGCTACCACGCACAGGCTGGCACTGAGCAGGGGCTTCTGGATGACTTGGCGGGCCTCGGCTTCGGCGACGTGACGATCATGGAATACCGGGACTGGCCAGCAGACGCGGGCGATCCAAACGTCCACCACAGCCCCGGAAGCTGGTACGACTCGACAGGCGTCACTCCGTGGTGGTCCCGGTTCTGGGTGCTCATCGGGCAGTACGACGGCGCTGCAATCCCCTCGGGCGGCGTGCTCGGAACGGGCGTGCTCGGCGTGATGCCGCTGGGCTTCGAGCTTGACGCCGATGTGATCGAGATGGCGCTGGATGCCGTCCGGAGGCGGAAGCCTGCGCATGCGCTCTTCGCCTCGCTGACCGTCCTAACGGACGATACCCCAGTAGAATCGGTGCTCGGCGTCGGCGTGCTCGGCACGATGGTTTTGGGCGCTGCGGGCAGTGGTCCCGGCAGCGTCGTGATTGATGTCAACAAGTGAGGGTGCAATGGAGCCGATTCTTCGAGGAGGGATCCGGGTGGAGAGAACACCCACCGGAATCCGGGTGGCAAACAACCGGCGATGCCGGGTAGCTGTGCAGGCTGGGGGCGCCAACGCGGTCATCCCCGCAGCAGGCCCCAGGGACTGGTGGCCATCGGTTCAGCTCGATTGCGACCCGGCATCCACAGTCGTCGTGACGCTGGAGGCCGAAGGACCCCAGGGGCCAGACCCGAGCAAAACCGGCGACTTCGAGCCGGGAGAGCACAACATCATTTTTGAGGGATGCTAAATGTCCACCCAGACGCACACACCCGCAGCAAGCTGGCACAATACCAGCCAATACCAGCAGAATGGCGACGTTTCCGATGCCACCATCCTCCAGAAGACCGGGCAGGACGCGATGGACAACGTCGCCTACCTGACCGGCTCCAATACACGAACGCAGGTGTCACGGATCCAGACCTGTACCGACCTGACAGCCCTCAAGGCTATCGGCACGTCGGATCGGCGGGATCTGGACTTCTGCGTACTCGACACCGCCAACGGGGAGCGGCTTTACAAGTTCGACAGCGGCTCAAGCTCCACCGGCGACGACTACGCCGTCGTAACCCCGGCTTCGGGCTCGGGCAGGTGGCATCTGGTCAACGCCAAGCCGAAGAGCACGTCAAAGCGATGGGTTACGGCAGGGGCAAACGCCGTTAAGGAAGACGGCGGGGGCACGGTAGACCGCAGCGCCACGACAGGGCATGCGCGGATCTACCATCCCGGCACCGCCACGCTGTGGCACCAGTTCGGCGCGGGCGAGTTCAACGCGGGCGATGCGATCACAGGCGTTGAAGCTGTATTGCAGCAGAGCACTGGGAACACCACGGTCACAACGGTTTACCATCTGAGCTCGGCTGCGGCTGGTACTGCGCCGACCGTCACAACGCTGGCGACACTCTCAGCCACGGGAGCAACCGCCAACATCACATCGTCGTCGGCGCCGTTACCCGTCACAATGGCGGCGGGTGACCAGATCGTGGCGCGCACAGTTTTCGACGCATCAGGCGGGTCTGGCGGAACCACGTGCATCGTGGTTTGGGTAGCTCTTACAGGCACCCGCACATACATCACGGAGTAAGCTCGCCAGCAATTCCGCTGGGGGCAATTGAAGCAGGAGGCAATCATGCGAAGCGGTATCGGTATCGGGATGATTCTGGCGGTTCTGGGGCTGGGCACAGTGCGCGCTGAAGGCTTGCGCGAGACCCACGCGTGTGCTGCGATGGCGACGGATTCGGCATCTGGGCTCGCTGTCAGCACGGCGGGCGTGAAGGCAAGCGCAGCCAACCGTATGCTCCGCACGCAGGCACGGATCGGGGAGGGCGATTGCGTCTCGTACCTTGAGATCGCAGGCTCGACCACGGCCCCCGGCGGCCCCGTGTGGGCAACGCTTTACGTACTGCGCTCCGGGCAGCAGGCAGCCAGTGTGGCGGCGTCTGTGGCCATTCCAGAGGGCAAGGCGGGCGTGTTCACGGCTCGGTTCTCCCCGGTCTGTCTTGGGCGCGGCGATGCGGCATACCTGACCGTCAGCCTGAACGCTGGCGGCGGAGTGCCCTACGAGACAGCAGCCTGCTCCTATGTGGCGCTTGGTGAATAAGGGGGGCATATGGCAGCCAGCGTAGCAGCCCTCACGGGCACGCTCGCCAACATGGCGGCGATCGAGACGGAGTTTCAAGCCAACTGGAAGGCGCTCGATGTCATGGCGGGCTCTCGGCGCCCCAACCTGATCATCACAACCAACCTTGCAGCCGGGCAGACCCTTCGGCTTTTCATCCGCAGCGCTCAGCACAGCGGCACCCCGATCTGGTCCCTGCATGAGGATGGCGCCTTTACCATCCCCGCCAAGTTCACGACTGGGGCAGACGAATGGGCCAGCCTGTCCTATCAGGTGATGGCCGAGTGGTCTGGATTCGTGATCCACGCCTCCGCAGCCTGTACCTGCATCCTCTCAACTTCCGACAATCCATAGCAATAGGAGGTGACCCGTGGAAGGGCCAAACCTGCTACGCAAACTTCGGGCTCTGCCTGACGTAGACCCAGGGGATCCGCTCGGCCTCGCTGGCCCTCTCGACGCTGACGGGCTACTCCCGACAGCCCAGATGCCTTCGCTGGCGATCACGGATACGTTTCCGGTCGCCAACCAGACGGAGCGACTTGCGCTCACCGCCCAAAAGGGCGACGTTGCGATCCAGGCTGACACCAACACGGCATACATCCTGGCTGCCCTCCCCCCGTCCACCGACAGCAATTGGGTGGCTTTGCCTCAGCAGCCCTACACCACCAGCACCCACGGAGGCAGCGGGAATGCAGGCCGCCTGTTGGCGCTCGACGCTGCGGGCAAGGCTGACGGGAGGGATCTGCAGGCTGATGGCGCCAAACTGGACGGCATCGCTGCTGGAGCTGCTGCGCTCACGTCCTCTCTGCCATCGGCGCTCGGCGTAGCTGCTGCTGGGGTGGCTACCACGGCGGCTCGAGCCGACCACGTGCACGCGATGCCCTCGGCGGCTGATGTCGGCGCGCAGCCTGCGGATGCCACACTCAGCGGGCTTGCAAGTCTCTCGAGCACGCTCGGGCTGGTCGAACAGACGGCAACCGATACC